TTTAATGAATAACTACATTGTTACTTCTATAGCTGTATCTGGAGATGCTTTCTTATTGAAACTTAGAAATGATGCAGGAGCTGTAGTTCAGTTAATTCCATTGTTACCAGATATGATTGAAGTAAAAGGGAATAATGAACAGTTAATAACAAAATATGAATATAAGCAAAAGGGCAACACATTAGAGATATTACCAGAGGATATGATACATCTTAGAGAGAGGATAGATCCTAGAAACCACAGAAGAGGATTAGCCCCACTTAGATCAGTTATGGTTGAGATTATTGGAGATGCCTCAGCTTCACAGATGGCAGCAGCATTAGTAAAGAATACTGGTGTGCCTAGTGTTGTTATTAGTCCTAAAAATGATTTAGCTATGACCAGTGATGAAGCTGAAAATATAGCTGAGGTATTTGGTAGAAGATTTGGTGGAGAAAACAGAGGTAGACCATTAGTTATTTCTGGTGGGGAAGTTGATATACAAACACTTTCTTTTAGTCCTAAAGATTTAGAGATAGGGAAACTTAGATACATTAATGAGGAAAGAATATCTGCTGTGCTTGGTGTTCCTGCAATCTTAGCAGGACTAGGTGCAGGACTAGAGAGGGCAACATATTCTAATGCTAAAGAGTTAAGAGAGTTTTTTACTGAGCAGAAGTTAATTCCTATGTGGAATCACTTTGCTAATGAGTTCACTAAACAACTTTTATTAGAGGATTTTGAAACCAATGATGACTACTGTTTTAAATATGATTTATCTAATGTTAGAGCTTTAAGTCAAGATGAAGATTCTACAATGGCAAGAATGGTACAGGGCTTTAATGCAGGTTTTGTAACTGTTAATGAAGCAAGACAAGCAACACAGTTGCCACCTTTAGACAATGGAGATTACTTTGTTAGAGGAATGACTCTTGCAGAAGTACCAACAGATGGTAGTGAAGTAACTATGTACCATAGCCCAACAGAGTTTGCTAGTGCAGACATAGAGCCAGAAGTTAAAGAGATTGAAGTAGAAGTAGAAGAAAAAGCAGAAGTTGTTGAGCAGAAAGTTGATTCTGTTCCTACATACATTCAAAAGAATGCACAGAGAGGATTAGATCTCCTAGAGTTTGCAGGAGATGGCTTAACTGATAAAACCAAAAGAGAAGCTAGAGATATGGCTAATGGAAAGATTAGTGATAGCAAAGTAGTCAGAATGGCAGCTTGGTTTAGTAGGCATGAGGGAGATTTAGATTCAGAGGATGCTAATGCTTATCTTTCAGGAGATAGAGAAAATCCTACAAAAGGGCAGGTAGCTTGGTTGTTATGGGGTGGAGATATCTCTAAGAGCAACAAGATGAGGGCTTATAACTGGGCTAATAAAGAAGCTGAAAAGGTTAAAGAAGAGAAAACAGTTAATTTTGATCTTTATGGTTGGGAAGAGCCAACAATTAAACATATTGGATTACCTACTGTTAAAGCTATGAGTACAGCAGAAGAGAAAGCTGCATATTGGAAATCTATAGATAGCCTAAGACAACAATGGGAAGATACATTCCAAACAGTATATGCTAAAGAATTAAACAGACAAAGAAGAGCAATCTCTAAAGCTATTGCAGGTAGCTCAACACTAGATGCTATGCAAACAAATATAGATATAGTTATTGAAGATACTAAGTTTGATAAAGAGTTGTTACCATTGTTCTATTCATTAACTGATGATTTCTCAGTAAGAACTTATGATAACTTGTTTCCTAAGAATGATGCTTTTAAGGCAGCAAGTCCTGCTGATCTAGGTGTTAGTGTTACAGAGGAAGAGGCTATAAGAACAGTATTTGATACTTTAGCTGAACTATTACCTGCAGGGAGAACACTTAAAAAGATAGTTAATGATGGTTTTTATAGAGGACAAAGAGAAGTTCCACCTGCTGTAGGCTCAGTATTTCAAGATGGGCAATCAGCTAGTTTCTTGCAAGAGAATGCAAAATCAGTTATGAAAGATCTCAATGAAACAACTAAAAAGAGAGTTTCTACCATAGTTGCTAAAGCATTAAAAGAGTTTGAGGATTTAGGTATAGTTAATCCTGTTGCAGGTACACCAGAGGGAGATAAGTTCTTCAAAGAGTTATCTAAGAACATCAATACAGTTTTAGGTGGACAATCACTAAATAGAGCTAAAACAATAGCTAGAACAGAAGTTGTTAAGGCTAGTTCTTGGAGTCAGCAAAGAGCTGCTAAGTCAACAGGTAAAAGATTAGAAAAAGAGTGGGTATCACAAAGAGATGGTGTTGTTAGAGAAGCACATTTCATTTTAGACAATCAAAGAGTTCCTGCTGACAGCTTTTATCTGTATAATGGAATCAAGTTAGATTTTCCTGCAGATCCTAAAGCTCCTGCAGCTTTGACTGTGAATTGCAGGTGTACAGAAGCATATATTGAGGTAATAGATGAGTGAAGAGTTAAAAAGACCAGATAATCTTTCATTTAAAAATGCTCCTATTGAGCTAAAAGAAGATGGAGATACAAGATACATAGAGGCAGTTTTTTCATTATTTGACACTATAGATAGTGATAATGATGTAACCAAAGCTAACTCATTAAGATCAGGCTACACAGGGAACAAAGTTCCTTTAGTGTGGAATCATGATTGGAGTAAAGTTATTGGTAGAGGCATTATAGAAACAGATAATCAAAAAGCTGTGTTTAAAGGTTATTTCCTAAATACAGAAGCAGGAAAAGAAGCTTATGAAACTGTAAAGGCTATGCAAGATATGCAGCAATTCAGTTATGGCTTTCAAGTGCTTAAATCATCTAAAGGAACACACATTGATTCTAAAGGAGAGGAAGTACCAGTAAGAGTCTTAGAAGATGTCAAAGTCTGGGAAGTTTCTCCTGTACTTGTAGGAGCACAACAGAACAGCTTTGTTCAAGCTCTCAAATCAGGTTTAGAAAGTTTTGATGAAGTAGAAGAAACACCTGCTGAAGATGATGAATCTAAGTATGGTAAATGCACTTATGGTAAAGATGGTAAATGTGCAAAAGAAAAAGATTTAAAGATTTCAAGTGATACTGATGCAAGTGTCAGTTCATCCCAACAGGGTATGAGGCTTGGAGAACATGCTGTAGCTTCTCTTGAGGAGTTAAAGGCATTCACAGAGAGAATAGAGGATCTAGCTCTTCTAAGAAACTCTGAAAAAAAGACACTAAGCTCAAAATCTACAGAGCTTGTAGCTAAATATCTACAGGGAGTTAGTTCAATCTATAACAGGTTGGATGATGCTCTTGCAGGTTATGGCTATGATCCTGTTAAAGATGATGAGCTATTCCTAACAGTTCAAAAGAACTTAATGGAAAATAATTAGAGGAGAAATATAATGGCAACATTAAAAGAACTTAGAGCAGAAAAAGCTCAAAAGTCAGAAGATTTAGCTAAGATATTTGACTCTGTAAAAGATATGTCTGAACTTTCCTCAGATCAAAAAGAGGAAATCAAGAGAAGAAATCAAGAATTAGCTGATCTTGGAGATTCAATAACTGAACTTCAAGACCTAGAGGGAATGAAATCCCAAAATTCTGAGATGATGGAATCTTCTAAAAAAGTTTCTGGAATGCCAGTTTATGGAGAGCCAGAAGCAGAGGAAGTAAAATCTCTTGGTGGACAATTTATAGAATCAGATGCTTATAAATCTTTTGTTGATCATGGTATTAAGAATGTTCCTTTTGAAGCAAAGACTAATGTAACAACATCAGTCTGGACTAGAGATACAGTCTATCAGCAAGTTATTCCTGCTATAGAGCCTAATCCTAATCCTGCTTTGGACTTGGTAGATTCTATCAATACAGATCAAACAACTTATTACTTCTTGCAAGAAACAGCAACAAACAATGCAGCAGAAACTGCAGAAGCTGCTGCTGCTCCAGAAGATGCTTTCAGCTATAGTGCTGTAACAGCTCCTGTTAGAAAATTCATCACAACTTTGCCTATAACAGCAGAGTTGCTTGAAGATCAAGCAGGTGCAAGAGCATATTTTGATGGCAGACTTGCAAATCATGTAATGCAAAGATTAGAAAAACAATTCCTAATTGGTGGTGGAGTAGCTCCAGATGTTAAAGGACTTACTCAACAAACAGGAATCAACACAATCACTTACACAGCAGGGGCTTTCCCTGATACTGCAGGTGGCAAGTTAAGAACAATTCTTGATGGTATCAAAGATGTAGAAATCAATGGACAATTAGCTCCAGATGCTGTTTTGATGAGTCCTGCTGCTTACAATGCTTTAGTAAGTCAGGTTGATGGAAACAATAACTTCATGTTAGGTGCTTCTGCTTTGGCAGGATCTCCAACAATTTGGGGTTTACCTGTTGTTAAATCATCACAAATTGGTGGTGCTGTATCTACAACTATTGATGTAGTTGTTGGTAAATTTGGTGGCTCTTTAGCAGTTAACCATGTATTTAGAAGAGGAATGGAATTACAGATTTCAGATTCAGCTAAAGATGGTGATTTTGGTAAAGATATACTTACAGTTAAGGCTTCCTTAAGGTATGCTCTTGCTGTGTATAAACCACAAGCATTCACAAGAATTAATGATATTGAATAATAGATAATTAATATGGAAAATAAACAGAGCCATAGTTTTGTTCTAAAGAATGAGATTATTGGCTCTGTATTCCATGAGGAGAACAAAAATATGAAATTTATTGAAAAAGAATCAGATATAGTTTGGAAAGATAACAATACTGGTAGTTTTGCTAAAGGTGCAGAATGTCCTTTTCAAAGTGGAGTTCTTTGGGCAGGTATTGGAGATCCAGTTCCTGATGTAAAACTTGGAACACCTAAGAAAAAGGCAGCTCCTAAAGCTCAAACAAAAGCTGTTAAACCATCAGAGGATAAGTAAT